TAGATCTTTATGTAGATAGATTTATGACCGCTGGAGTTAATGATAACTCTGCGTTTATTCTTGCGCCAGAGGCATTTACTGTTTATGAAAGCCCACAGGCTTATATGAGCGTAAACGTAGTATCAAACCTACAAGTACAGGTAGCTATTTACGGCTTTATGGCAACTATTGCCAAGATCCCATACGGTATCTGCCGCCTAAATATCAGCTAATAAATAACTAATAGTCTGGTAGGGCCTTAGCCCTTTGGCTCTACCAGACCTACAAAGAAAGGTACAAATATGCCGGCTACTTATGTAACAGCTGCAACACTTAAAGCATCATTAGGCGTAGGCACTTTGTACGATAGCTACACCTGGATAGAGGACACCTGCCAAGCGGCACAGGATCTAATAAACGGTTTTCTATGGTTTGACTCTGCACCTGTAGTTGGGACAGCGTTAGTAAGTAACGTAGCTACAGTAATGATAGCCAACCCCGGTCTATTTACTACTGGTCAAACCGTCACAGTAGCCGGGGCTGGCGCTACTTTTAACGGCAGCTACACAATTACTAGCACCTTACCTTTTAGCTCTGGTAGCACTAGCCTTTTACCAGCATTTAATTTACAGCTTAACTATTATCAATACCCACAGGGTTATAGCTTTATACAATATGCAAAAACAGCTAGTAATCAAAACTTTAGGCGCGTAGTACCTAGCGGCACTATGACGGGTGAGGATACAAAGACCGCAAGCTACGCTAATACACCTGCAATTAACGCTGCCGCTTTGATGATAGCTGAAAATATTTGGACTAGCCGCTTTAGCACACAGGCAGGCGGCGTAAGCGTAGATGGCTTTAGCCCTAGCCCATTTAAGATGAGTAATACCCTTATGGCATCTGTACGCGGCCTGCTAGCGCCGTATCTAAACCCTAGCGCTATGGTCGGATAATGCCAGCCGCGATAACTACGCTTAGATCTACTATAGCCGCTGCACTAGCTAATAATGCGGTTTGGTCTACCTTTAGCTTTCCACCTAGCACAATAGTAGCTAACAGCGTGGTAGTAGCGCCGGCAGACCCTTACCTAACACCTAGCAATAATTCTTACGCAAGTATCGCGCCGCTAGCTAATTTTAAGATTATTATGACCGTGCCAATGTTTTCTAATGAAGGCAACCTGCAAGGCATAGAGGATACGATAGTAGCCGTGTTTGGAAAATTAGCAGCTAGCTCTATTGTATTTAACGTTACCGCTGTATCAGCTCCTAGCGTATTGGCGCTGCCTAGCGGTGATTTGCTTACAAGCGATTTACAAATATCCGTACTAACGAGCTGGAGCTAAAATGGCACTAACAGATGAGGATAAAGCGTTTCTAATCAAGATAGGCCAAGAACTGCCTAAAGAGGTTAAAGAAACAAAGCAAAAAGCAGCACCCGTAGAAACAACGACAACAGAAACAGAGGTATAACTAATGGCAATTTTTCTTTCTAACGGCGTAGTAGTCACGCTGAACAGCGTGGCCCTGTCGGATCACGTTACTAGCGCAACTATCAACCGTAGCTTTGATGAGCTTGAAGTTACAGCTATGGGCGATACAGCTCATAAGTTTGTAAAAGGTCTAGAGGCCAGCACTATCACGCTTGATTTTCTAAACGATACTGCTTCAGCTAATGTACTTGCAACCTTACAAGCTGCGTGGGGTACTACTGTACCGCTAACGCTAAAACAAACAAACGCGGTAATATCTGCAACTAACCCAGAATATCAAACCACAGTATTAGTTAATAACACTACAGACATAAACGGCGCTGTTGGCGATATTTCTACACAGAGCATTACATTTACTTGTAACTCACCTATCGTAGTAGACACCACACCATAACTAAAACAAAGGGGCAACAATGGCACAGCTTAAAATAACAAGGGCAGACGGCAGCGTAAGCGAGCATAAGATTACGCCCCGTATTGAGTATGCCTTTGAGCAGTATGCTAAAAAAGGTTTTCACAAAGCCTTTAGAGATGATGAGAAGCAAAGTGATGTTTACTGGCTAGCCTGGGAGTGCTTACGCACTAGCGGCGAAGTAGTAAAGACATTTGGGGCAGATTTTCTAGAAACCTTAGCTAAAGTTGAGGTTTTAGATGATGACCCCCTGGAATAGTTGGGCGCGGTAGTTTTGGTTATCTAATTGCACAAGTTGCAGTAGAAACCGGAATACCGCCCCAATACTTGCTAGATCTAGATGATGTGATGTTTAAGAATATATTAAAAGTTTTAACAGATAAAGCTAAGGCGGTGCAAGATGCCAACAGAGTTAAGAGGCGCTATTGAAGCGCGCAAAGCATTACGCAAGTTTACGCCAGAATTATCTAAAGAATTGCAAAAAGAAATGGTGGCTTTATTAAAACCTATAGTCACAGTTGCCCGCGGTTTTATACCTGCTACTGTTTTAAGCGGGTGGAGTAAGGCAGAGGCTAGCGATACTAAATATAGACAATTTCCGAGATTTGATGCAGCTGCCGCTAGGAGAGGCATAGGTTATAGGACAGCGCCTAGTAAAGTTAATAGAAACGGTTTTAGAGCTTTAGCGCGTATAGCTAACGTAAGCGCTGCCGGTGCTATTTATGAAACTTCCGGGCGGCTTAACCCACAAGGCAGACCACAAGGGCCTGTAGTAGACCGTTATATAAATGGCGTATACGACAAGACCACGGCAACCGGTAAACAATATTCTAAGAGCTTGAACCCTAACGCTGGTAAACAGTTTATAGATGCCCTAGATGCCACAGGTAAAATAGTAGATGCTAATAATCAAACAGGCGCGGGGCGTAGGTCTAGAAAGATGAGAGGCCGGGCTATCTATAGAGCGTGGGCTGAGGACGGCGGCAAGACTAACGCAGCTGTAATTAAAGCTATAGAAAAAACTAAGATTATATTTAACAATAATTTTAGGGCGGTTGCATAATGGCCGTAGATCCACAAGTAGTAGTAAATATAGCTAGTGAGTTCACAGGTAAAAAAGCGTTTACACAGGCAGAAACAGCAACTACTAAACTTGGTAAAACTACAAAAAACTTAGGCAAAACTTTAGCAAAAACGTTTAGTGTAGCTGCTGTTTTAGCGTTTGGTAGAGCAGTAGCTAGGGCGTTTAGTGATGCACAAAAAGAGGCTGCATTATTAGCTAATAGTTTGGACTCAATAAACCTAGCGTTTGCTGCACCGTTTATAGGGCAATTTTTAGACAAGCTAGCCCTAGCTACAGGCAAGGCAGGCGGTGATTTAACTAATGCGTTTATAAAATTATCACAAGCTACAGGTGATGCAACTACAGCACAAAAATTATTACAGACAGCTTTAGACATAAGCGGAGCTACAGGCAAAGATTTACAAAGCGTAAGCGTAGCTTTAGGTAGAGCATTTCAGGGTGAAACTACAGCGCTAGCAAAATTACGCATAGGTTATACAACAGCAGAATTACAAGGCGTAAAGTTTGATGAATTATTAAAATTACTAAATAGTAGGTTTGGCGGCGCAGCTGCTAAAGCTGCCGACACTTATGCAGGTAAGTTAGCAAGAATAGGACAAGCGGCAGATTTAGCTAAAGAAAAAATAGGTGAAGGTTTTGTAGATGGGCTTGAAGAGTCAGGCGTTAGCGTTGAAGAGTTTCAAGAAGCAATAATAAACTTGGGTACAAATATAGGCAGAGCTTTAGGTAAAATTACAGCGTTTGCAAGTAAAATAGGTGAAGAGTTTGATAAATTAAAAGATAATCCAGTAATTGCTTTAATGTTAAAAATCTCAGAAACTATAGGAGCATTAAGAGGTTTAAAAAATCTCGGCGGTTTATTTGATTCTGGCCCAGCTGATGACCCTGCAAAAATACGCTCTGCTGCACGTCTTAGACGTCAAATCTATAGACAAGAACAAGAAAATCTTAAAAAAAATCTAACATTAACAAAGGCATTAACTAAAGAAAAGAAAGACCAATTAGCCCTAGATAAGGCTGCCTTAGCTTTAGGCAAAGGTGAAGGTATATTTGACCTGGATAAAATACAGGTACAGGCAGCGCTACTAGCTAAGCAAGATGAAATAAACAAGCTAGGCGTAAATGCTACAGATCAGCAAAAATTACAATTAGCCAATGACTTAACCCGCTTATCTATTAAAAAGACTATGGCAGAGCTAGAGGAAGCTATAGCCGCCAAAGATGTAGAGGCTGCTACACGCCTTGCCAAAAAACTTAATTTAGACTTAGCAATACTAGGCGCTTTGCAGGGGCAAGAGTTTAAGTTACAAGACATAAATGATATTTTAGAAAAGTTTAAGCCTAAAAAGCTTATAGATTTAGATAACTTAAATGAAGCATTATTATTACTTGGTAAAATGGCAGGCTTAAAAATAAACCCTAATTTAGGCGCTACACCGATTACACCGATTACACCTATTACCCCTATTACTCCTAATGTACCAGCTAAAGTGCCTGCTACTAATGTGGCTGGACAGATAGCAACATTAACTAATTTACGCGCTGCTACTAGCACAGGTACGGGTATTAACTTTTTACTAAAAGAGCAGATAGATACGCTTACAGATGCTATGAGTACTAACGCCCTAAATGCTCTAGGTGATGAGCAAGCAAGATTAAGAGCTATGGGCGCATTTGATACACCCGGCATAGGCGCGGGCTCTAGCTTTGACCCTAGCCGCTTCCGTATGGGTGATAACTATGTAACAGTAAACGCAGGGGTAGTAGGTAGTGAGGACACAATAGCGCTAGCAGTACAAAAAGCTATATTAGACCTAGAACGTAAAGGTGACCCGTTGCGTTACACCGGTGGCCTATGACCTTGCCAGTAATAAACGCTGTTATTAACTTTAGCACCGGGCCTAGTTTTGCCCAGGCTCTTATTTTAGATACAGGGATACTAGATACGAACGTGCTAGCAGATAGCGCGGCAGTAATTGTAGATGTATCTAACGTAGTAGATACAATACAAACCAATAGAGGCCGTAACCCACAGGCCGACCAATTCCAGACAGGTACGCTAACTATGCGTATCGTTGATCAAAACGGCGATTTTAACCCACAAAATACTAGCGGCCCTTATTATGGCTTGCTAGACCCTATGCGTAAAGTGCAGATAACAGCTACTTACGCTAGTACTACCTACCCTATCTTTAGCGGGTTTATTACTAGCTACACTACTACTACACCTAAAAACGCAGATGAGGTTACTTATACCACTATTACGGCGGTAGATGCGTTTAGACTTGCCCAAAATGCACAAATAGCAACGGTAGCAGGGGCAACCGCTGGAGATCTGAGCGGTACGCGTGTTAATCAAATATTAGACCAAATAGGCTGGCCTAGCTCTATGCGTGACGTAGATGCAGGGCTAACTACAATGCAGGCAGACCCTGGCACAGCGCGTACTAGCCTTGCAGCTCTTAACACAGTAACCCTAAGTGAGTACGGGGCTTTCTATGTAGATGCTGCAGGCTCATTTGTCTTTCAAGATAGAAACGTTACCACGGCTAGCATAGGCGGCACACCTACCGTGTTTAACGATAACGGCACGGCTATAGGCTATTTTAACGCTGTTTGGCGCTTAGATGATACGTTGGTATTTAACGCGGCTAGCATTACCCGTACAGGCGGTACTACACAGGTAGCTACAGATGCAGCCAGTATTGCCAAGTACTTTACACACAGCTATAACCAACAAAACCTACTAATGCAGACAGACGCGGTAGCCCTAGATTACGCCCAAGCCTATGTAGCTAGCCGTAAAGAAACGTCTATAAGATGTGATGCCATTACCCTAGATTTATACACAGATAACTATAATGCCGGCATAATCGCCGCCCTAGATCTAGATTTTTTTGACCCTATAACTATTACTACCAACCAGCCAGGCTCATCTACTTTAACTAAAACTTTGCAGGTGTTTGGCGTGGCTATGGCAATTACGCCCAGCAGCTGGAAAACGACACTAACAACACTAGAGCCGATAATAGACGGCTTTATACTAGACTCAAGCATATACGGCCTGCTAGACACAGGCGTACTTGCTTATTAAGGAGATGCTATGGCAGCGGGCTTAGGATTTAAGACCTTTACCACAGGTGAGGTTTTAACTGCCGCGGATGTAAACGGGTATTTAATGCAAGGTATTTTAGTTTTTGCTAGTGAGGCTGCTAGAAACTCTGCTATAACTTCACCGCAAGAAGGCCAGTTTGCATACACCAAAGATAATAACAGCCTATGGTATTACACAGGTAGCGCGTGGGTTGCTAGCGGCGCAACAGGTGATATAGAGGGCATTACTACAGGCACAGACTCAGGGCTATCAGGCGGCGTTACCAGCGGTACAGCTGTACTTAGATTAAAACTAGAGTTTGATGCAGAAACAGGCACTACTTACACTTTAGTAGCAGGCAACCTTAATCAGCTAGTAACACTTAATAACGCTAGCCCAATAACTTTAACTGTACCGCCTAGCGTTTTTAGCGCGGGTGATGTAATAAACATAGCGCAGATCGGAGCAGGCCAAGTAACACTAGCGCAAGGCGCAGGTGTAACAATAACTAGCACAGGTGCAACTTCTAGCGCCCCTAAACTTAGAGCCAACAAGTCTGCTGCTTCTATTATCTGCACGGCATCAAATACTTTTTTGGTCGTAGGAGATATAGCGTAATGAGTTTATTGGGCATTATTGCTAGTCAAAATTATCCGCGAGGTATAACTGCTGATATTTTAGTCGTAGCTGGAGGAGCTGGTGGGGGTAGTGGTAATGCCAGCGGTGGTGGTGGTGCTGGTGGATTCAGAACAACGAACTTAGCTTTAAGTGGTTCTTTTACTGTTACGGTTGGAGCAGGCGGTGCAGTTGATGCTAATGGCTCTAATTCTGTTGCCAGTACTATAACTTCATCTGGTGGCGGTAAAGGCGGCTCAAATACAACAGGCACAAACGGCGGTTCAGGTGGCGGTGGCACAGGAAATCCAGATGGAACTACAGCAGGCGGTAACGGAAACGCTGGCAGCTATTCACCGTCAGAAGGTAACAATGGTGGGTCAGGCTTTGGTGCAGCTGGCGATAGAAATGGTGGTGGCGGTGGTGGTGCTTCGGCAGTAGGTGTAAATGCTGTTAGTGGTCAAGCAGGAAATGGCGGCGGAGGAACTGCTAATTCACTTTCTGGTTCATCAGTAACTTATGCAGGTGGCGGTGGTGGTGGTCGCAATGCCACTTCAAATAATGGTTCTGGTGGCGCAGGCGGCGGTGGAGCTGGTGGCCTAAGTAATTCTAATGCAGGCAATGGAACAGTAAATAGTGGTGGTGGTGGTGGTGGAGTTGGAGGTGGTGGTAATTCTGGAGGTAGCGGCGGTTCTGGTATTGTAATTATTCGCTATGCAGACACCTTAGCAGACTTAACTTCTATTGGCGGCACTTTAGTTCATACAAAAACAACTGCTGGAGGTTACAAAATATATCAATTTACCGCAGGAACAGGAACGGTTACAGTTTAATGGCACATTACGCATTTTTAGATGAAAACAATATAGTCACTGAAGTAATTACTGGTCGTAATGAGTGGGAAGTAATTGATGGCATTTCTAATTGGGAAGCAGCCTATGGTGCAATTCGCAATATGGTATGTAAGCGCACTTCATATAATGGCAACATACGCAAACAATTTTGCGGAATTGGGTTTCAATATGACCCTGTGGCAGATGTATTTATAGCGCCACAGCCTTATCCATCTTGGTCGCTAGATGCTGACCATAATTGGCAACCACCAACGCCAATGCCCACAGAGGGCAGATGGTATTGGAGCGAGCCAGAGCAGGCTTGGATAGATGCTACAGAGCTATAACGGCTGGCCTGCCAGTAAAGACCCGGCAGAAATTGGCATAAAAAGTTATGCAGTACCCGGCACTAATAGAAAACTTAGATGCGCCGAGGCTGTAGCACCTTTGCTCATAGGTTTTGCCGCTGAGTTTCACGCGCTAATAGAGCCAATAGATGAGGGCGAGTGGGATGAGTGGGGCTACGCATTTAGAGATGTTAGGGGCGTGGTCGGTAAACTTAGCTGCCATAGCAGCGGTACAGCTATAGATCTAAACGCTACTAAACACCCGCTAACTAAGCGCGGTACATTTCCAGCTGAGAAAGTGCCAATGATTAAGGCGCTATGTA